AATCCCAAGCTCTCGCCCTGGTACGTTCGTTGGTTGCCCGATGTGCCGCGCGTAGCTCTCCAGGCGGCGATTGATTACTACACTGCCAAGCATTAAGGCTCGGTTGGCTCACACGGTCCAGTATGCCCGAAATCCTTTGAGCATTTTCCGAGCATTGGGACTTCGCACTTCACGGATTTGGCTTCTTCATCTAACTCGATTTGTAAGAGCGCAAGTGCTCTCCATGCGAGTTTGGCGCTATGCCGTTGTCCGTCTTTATCGCGCGTCCCTCGATCGATCAAATGCCGAACGATACAGTCTGCATGATCATTGGCTATTTTCTTTTCCCAATGAAGCGGAGCGTCCGGTCCGTAATGCTGTTTGTTGCCGGCAAGTGAAACTCGCGCGATTTCTGCGAGCGCATCGGGGAAGTAATCGAGCACGCCGGTCGTAATCGGAATTGCTTTGCGTTCTTTGGCATCAGTCGGAAGTGACATGGGCTATAAACTCCTGAAAGTTATATGCACGAAAGAATCGCGTCTCTGCTTTATTGTAACTTGCATCGCGAAGGAAGAGACGTGTTATCGGGGAATGCCTCCGAATGCTCTCCAAGTTTTTTGGATAGTCATCAATATAAACATCTAATCCGAGCGCGGCAACGACCGGCCCCTTATCTTTCACAACGCAAACTTGCGGATACTTCAGGCCGAAGCGATAGTTCAACCATCTCGCGCTCTGATGCTCAATCGTAAGTCCCACACTCGGCCGGCGATTAGTAATGAAGACAAGCGTATGAGAGCCCAACTCTAAAAGAGACGCATCCGAAAGATCCGGCATAAGCGGTAAGTTCATGTGAAAATTAGGGGTATCTCCTGCGATCTCCCAAGCTTCGCGCAACTCGTCCGGAGTTAGCTTCCAATTTCCAAATTCCCAAGTTAAGGAATGGAGCGGCAAGATCCGGCCGGTAACTTTGCAACAGATTTCACGGAAGACGCGCGTAAAATCTGCTAACACTCCATCTATGTCAATTCCTATTCGCATAGATACCTCACCAATTCGGGATTGTCTCGCAAGACTTGTTGTAAAGTTGGGGCGATAGCTTCAACAAAATCTTCATCCGTATAACGTTTATTTCCGTTCAAGGTTGGATGAGTGCAACCGTGCAATACCTCATGCAAAAGAATTTCTTGAGCTTTACTCCGGCGCAATCGAGCCTGTACGAAAATCTTGAGTTCCTGAAAATCACAGTTGCCGATGCGATCTCGAAAGCCTGTCCGCACGATAGCATATACGTGCGGTCCGATCTTCACTCTTTCCGGCATCTTCTGCATTTACAGTTTCCCTTGCACGTAGTTAATGGCAATAACCCATTCTTCCCAAGTCTCAAAGAATCCTATGGCTCGGTTATGCCTATCACAAAGTAAACCCCGTGTGCATTTGCCGCATGTTGGACGCTTCGGGCAACACGCGTGGTCATGATCAATTTCTAATCCTTCTGTCTCAGAACACATTGCACAATGGCCGCCTTGTGAATCGAGCAATTCTTTATATTTCTCAGGAGTAAGTTTGTAATCCCATAGACGTTTGTAATCCTGTCGATAGTGACACGATTTGCAATGCGGTCGTCGAGATCCGCTCGGACGATGATAAAACTCCGAATCGATTTTAGGAATTTTGCATCGTGTACAAATGAATTGTTCTAGAGTCTCCATGCCGTCCAATCGAATATGCCATACTTCGGATGAACCATAAAACTAACCTGTGATGGATTGGCATGACGACCTTGCATATGATCGTATTCGGTCGTGCCGGGAAGATTCCCGTTTACAAGGATATTCCCTTCGATAACTCCAGGCACATGCCAATGCCCGATAGAGATGTAGTCAAACATCTTGTCTGGCGTCTTAGCGCGTTTGACGGCTTCACGGGCCTTGTCGCGAGCGAAGCCATAATAGGGAATGCCCATCTGCCCCAAGATGTGATGACCGTGGGAGATCAAGAACTTTTTCCCCATCACATCGGCAAGGAGTTTCGTTCCTTCGCCCATGTGGATATTGATGTTGCGATGCTTACTTAGCATCTCGTTGCAGATGACGTGCGAGAGATATCCCCAGTTATTTAGGGCTCCCTGCTTCGCCTGATTCTTGCGGGTGAATCGACCGTGATTGTCGGCACTCATTTCCCAAACATCGATGGTATCGAAGTGCGGAGCGAACTGCGCGATACAATGCGCGAGTAACATTCCCCCTTTGGCCGTCGCGACCGGAGCCGGAAATTCGTTTGTCACTTCCAACTCATAATGGATATTTCCGGAAACAATATCCCCTTCTGAAAAGATATGAAGGTTGCGAAGGTTATAACCGGCTTCTCTGTGCATCTTGATCCATTGATGAACCTTCAGCACGAGAGTATTCACGCGCTCTTCGGCAAGAGCGAAGGTATAGGCTCCGAAGCCTTCCGTCTCTGACGGATTGATGACTTCCCCAATCTGCCAATCGGAGAGCTTGAGCACGGCTGCCACGGGTGTCTTGTTCGCCTTCTTGCTCAACTGAAGAGCCACGCGTGGATAAGGCTCAATCGCGGTTACAGCCGTGATAAGCTCATCAACCAAAGCTTTGTACTTCCCGCGCTCCGTAAGGAGCCCGCGCATACTCGTTTCGAGTTGTTGTGCCTTGGCGCGCAGATGTGCAACTTCGGATTGTGCTTCGATGGTTGGCTGCTTTACTGCGTCTTTAATTTTCATTGTTTTCCTTTTTAAGTTGCTTGATTGCGGCCGGAGATCCCCAAAATCTGCGCCCGCTCACAACGAGTATATACGGATCGAAACGATGATATCTTGGCATTTGTGACTTAATAACATTGACAGACATTTTCAAAGAATCCGCAATATCTTCGCTCAAGAAGATTTCATCTTTTGGAAGAGTATTTAAATACTTCTCCAAACGATCTTGGACAGGGCTTCCGTTGCGTTGTGCCATTTTTTGAGCATCGAAAGTTTCACCTTTAAATTTTAGCGGCATTGTCATTATATCCGATCTCTTCCAGCATCGCGTGGGAAGTGTTGACGTACCATTCATAGTCGATATCTTGCGGGAATTCGTCCGGCAAGATCAAGCAAGGTTTTGCGCCGTAAGACAGACTAACGTTATTACCATTTGCGTTACTAACAATCGGACCGGGAGATTGAGTGGAATAATACCATCGAACGACTTTCCCGACATACTCCGGTCGTTGCGGTAGAAAGCAAGCTTTGTATGCATCGCCCGCCTTCATTGTTTGCCCGTCACGAGTCCAGGCGCGGCCGCTCTTCTCCCATCCGTTCGATTCCAAAACCGGAACCATATCCCGAACAAGAAATTCCTTTCGCGGTCCTTCGCCCCAAAGCTTGACGGCTCCGCCTGTAACCTTACGAACCGTGACGAATTTACGGATATCGCGGCACATCGCAATTGTGTATTCGATTGGCGTTCGATGTGCTAAGAATTCCGCGACGGCATCGGAGCAAATTTCAACGTCCGGATTCTTTTTCTCGACGAGACCGGCTTTGCTGTATTCCCCTTTGCGTTTTACTTCTCCGTCCATCTTGACGGCAAAGTAATTGTTCACATCCCGTGAATAGATAGCGGCATATTCCGCAGGCTCCAACTCTAATCCCGTTGTCTTCTGCCAATAATCTATGATGCTGTCGATCACGGGTAGCTTGGCGCGCTCACAGTGGATAATGATCCCGTCCGTATTGGCTGAAATAACGGATATACCTTGCATCTCGTGCCATTCAATAAGTAAGAGAATTGCAAGTTGTCCGGTCACAGTTGTTTGAATCAACATCTCCGGCGCAAAGAGAATGCTATACAAACTCCCAAGCTTTCCGAAACTTCCATTGATAGCAATTTTCAAACCTTCGTTCGCGCAGTAAGCTTGATATCCTTCTCCACTCGCGGGATCTTTGACTTTGACGCGTTGCTTTTCAAAATCCTTCTGGATATGCTTCCAATGCAAGCGCTCATCTTTGAGCCCGCGATATACCTTCTGAAAGACCGGACCGCACGCGAGTGGATATCGACCGGAATTGAGAATGAGATTCGGATAGTAGCTCGCTACATCTACGTCTCTGATTACATGCGTCTCATCCGACCGGTAGACTCGACGTTTCTCCGAGGAGTGCAAACCGCCAATTCCGAGACGATAAACCGATTTACCGAAAGGAATTTCGAGTCCCTCAAGTTGCTTTGGCATCTTGACAGCTCCGCTCCCGTCAAGCTCAAAAATCGATGCTTTGATGATCTCGAAAGCATCGCGTAACGCTGGAGTCTGGAAGCTCAACCATTGGGGCGGCTCATATCGAAAGCGAAGATTCCAATCGATATCGGGTTTGTAGATTCGGGAGCAGGTCTCACGTTCGCAAAGTGTCTTGATAATTGCTTCGCCCATCTGTGCATCGGACTTCGAGCGAAGATCAATCCCGTAACGTTTTCCCAATTCTTCACGAACGGAAATTTGCGGACGCAGAGCATCAAAGAGAGCTTCGAGCTGTTCAAGATCATTTTCACAATATTCAGAGACGTTTTGTATTTGCGCAGCGTCAAGATAAGAATCCGGAGAGTATGGAAGGTCTCGCATCGTCTTGTAATGAATGCGGCCGGCGCATTGCTTCTGCGAGCCCGCGCCGGGTGCCACTTCGATAATGTCGATATGATCTTGCGGCGGTAAGAGCGTGAGACCTATTGACTCCAGTTCCCAAGGCTTCAAACCTTCAACGATGATCTTGTCATTCAACCATTTCAATTGCTCGGTAGTATATCCGGCGAGCACGCCGGAGATCATCGGCACATCGTAGTAAATTCCGTTGAAGCTCACCATCGTAAAGAGCTGCAAGAGTTGATAGATTCGAGCTTGAGTATCCGCACCGAAACGAGCTCCATCGCGTAAAGCAAAAGTAATGACTGCTCCGCCTTGCGGCCGGATCTTGAGCAACCAAAAATTGATGTAGCATTCCGTATCGAAAACCGCGGCAGGCTTTCCGTCCGGAGCGGCGGGTATGATCATTATTTGCTCACGTAGTCGTTCAACGCTTTGAGAAGCTTCCGTTCGACTTCGATAAATTCGTCTGTTCCGCCGTCATTGAGAACACCGGATATATCTTCAAGAACTGAGTTAACAAGCCGGAGTAACTCTTTATCCGAAGTTTGCACCTTTTTCGGTTTCGCGGGCTTCTCGATTGCCCCTTCGCCTTTTGCAAGCGCGTTTTGTTGCTCTTCGGAGAGTTTAGCAATCGTAGCAACGGCCGATTCTTTGACTCGCCCGGACTGTATGGCCTTCTCCATCTCTTTCGTGATGTTGGCGAGCTTGGCAGTCTTCTTGATCCAGGCAATAGCAGATTTGAGATCCGTCGCGCCTGGATGATATATCCGCGCAATTTCCTCTTCGGACTTCATGTATACATCGCGTAGACGAACGATGTTATGAGCATCGTCAAGCGGCGTTGTGGCATTCCGAAAACGATTCTCACTGATGTTGGTAAAGAAGGCTTCGGCTTCCGAGAGTTTCGTATAAACGCAGCGGATCGGAATCGGAGTCGGGAGAAGCTTCTTTTTGTTAATCTCGCTGATAGCTCGCCAACGAGAGAATCCGTTGACAAGAATTGGCTCGTCCTTCGGACCTTTGCGGATGGTCACAGGCTCGATTTGCCCAATGATGCCGGCATTGGTACGCGCGACGATATCAGCAACCAAATACGAAACGTCCGGCAATTCGTGACGTCCGTTCATCTCATGTTTGATTGTGAGTTGTTCGGGATAAAGCCGGTACTCGGTATTGCCGCGCGAGACCTTTTCCCCTTTGACGATAAATTCAACTGCCATATCCGTATTCCTCTTTTCTCAAAAGTGTTGCAGTTGGAGCGGTCCGGTACGCTCCCCCGTCAAAGACGGACCTTGCGCGTTTTGGTTTTTATACGCTGCAACTTGCTACGCTTCCAGGTATCCTTGCGCGATCATCTGTGCATCGGTCCAGTTCGCGGCGATGAACGTTTCGTACGTCGCGCCGTTTGCCTTCGCTGTCATCCGCTTAGAAAGGGAAGGAATCGTCGCAGGGACCGCCGCGGGTAAAGGCACAGAGGGAACTGCCACAGAAGGGACAGTGAGGAAGCCCGGATTGGGTTGGACATTGAGCGCGGGAATCGCCGGAGCCACGACCGGCAACGAAGGGATTGGCAACGCAACCGGAAGCGGAGCGGCGGTCACTCCAGCGGGCAGCGGAGCCGCACCGAAACCGGCGTCTTCGACGTTCGGACCGAAGGAGATCTCTTCTCCAGGGGCGCGGAAACAAACCATTGTCGGATTGATATAAACGCCGGGATTCTGAGAGCTTTCATTTCCTTGAACGTCAAAGTTCACTTGGACGTAATAACCGCATTTCACATCGGCAGTCTCGAAGAAAGCTGAGCCTTCTGCGCGGAACACTTTTGGGGCGATGGATGTTGAAAACTTGATAATCCAGTTTCCTTTCCATCCGGTATTCGCTGATGGAACTTTTCCCTTCTTGTTGGGAACGTTTGAATCGCCGTCTTCGACCTTCCAAGAGAAGGCTGGATTTTGATACATGGCAGGGAATGCAGCCGCGCCGATTTGAAGAATCTTCGCGCCCCATTCAGTATTTGTCCAATGCGTTTCGCCCGCATTCTTGGGAATGGCGAGCGCAAAAAAGAAGTTCGCGCGCGCTTTGCCGGCATCTGCGCCGTTCTTGTACACGAGATCTTTTCCTTCCGCATCCTTCGTGTATCCACGGTAAAGATCTCCTTGTACCAATCTCCCGACAGGGCTTGTCAGGTTGATACGATTTGATTGCGTTGTCAATTTATTCTCCTTGAAAGACTCGCCGCACATTGGCGGTGTTAATTGCTACCAGTTTTAAACTGCCGGATGGATTCGAAGTGTATTGCTTAATAACCGCTTCGTCAATACCTTCTTTCTTCGCCTGCGCCGGCGTTAATACTCCAGGCTTCGAAAGATCTTTTCCGAAGATTTGCCCAATCCCAATAATTTGATCGTTGGGGATATTCCAAGCCAATCGTCCGCGGCTCTCTTCGAGTCGATAAAACGGAACGGACTTCCCGGCCTTTAGATTAGCGGTCACTAGCTCGCGCAAACCTTCTACGCGTGCATTGAGAGCTTGAAGCGCTCTTTCCATCATGCGCAATTCAAGGGCGGCGGCTTCTGGAGAGATCTCAAGTGCTTGCTGCGTCATGCTGAATTCTGCGCCGCTATATGCTGCTTTTTGAAGTGCGGAGCATGTGTGACGGCCGGGACAGTCGGTGCAATGCTCATTGACTGTCCCGGCCGGATCTGGAAGCAACGCAAGGCGTGCAGCTTCTTGGAGCTTTTGTATGTAAGGAATAATGTCAGAAACTCTATAGGAATGCGTCCGGACAGGCGATCCGCGATGATAGCAGCGCGGTTGTACGATAGTGAAGGAGACGGAAACCGCTTCGGGCTTTCCGAGAATGGCCCCCTCGTGGACGAGCTTGGCGAGAATGCCAAGCAAGTAGGAAATGCCTTGTAAGTTAAAGTATTCATCGACAAATCTATGACCGAATTTGTAATCTATGATTTCAATATGCGCTCGCGCTGCATCATATGCCCAAAGATCCGGCGTACCGCAACAGTCCGCCGATATTTGGGCAATTCTAACGGGCTCTTCGATGTGGAGTTCAAGCCCGCGGCGAATGCGCTGTTCAACTACTTCCGCAATCAATTCCCCGCCGTCTAGCATTTCGCCAGTAACAATCAATCCGTTTGGAGTTGATACACCTTCGGAGATCGCACGCATTGCGATAATCTCCCAAGCTACCCAATGGGCGCCTGTTCCTTCAATGGCATACGCGCTTGCTTCTTGAGGGAAGCGGGCATTCATCGTAGGCCAAAGCGCACATTGGCTCCAAGCGGAAGCACCGGACGGCGATAACAACGAGTGCATCGGCTTACCGGCTCTCGACAAGCGTTGTAATGATTTGAGCAACGGACGGAACAAACTCCGGCCGATTTCCAAGCATCGGAAGTGTTGCCGCAACTCCGCCCGTTGCTGTCGCACAAGCATTGTTTACGTCTTCTTTCGTGAGCTTGCCGGCAGCAATAGCCGCGCCGCATTTACCCACAAGATCAATGTACGCTTTGCGATTATCAATGGCTTCGGTTACAGCCGGGATTGCCACGGGGACAGCCGGCGCGGAAGGGAATGGATCGGGAAGGTTCATCAATTGGTGAAGCTGCGCTGTAACGTAATCATAATCGCTATCCGATACGCCGCGTTTGCGTCTCCAAAGGCCATTGCCGGTAAAGCCCTTGGTACTGGAATGAATGCGCTCATCCCAAGGCAAGCCGGATTTATCAAGCTTCGGAGTTTCAATCTCGACAGTGGGCGGAATTATCAACTGCGGTCCGGTTGCCGCAACGATAGGAACAGGCGGAGCCGGTACGAGTTGCGGCACAGGCGGAACGGGAAGGGGTGCAAAGACTGCGGCCGGTTCCGGAATGGGCTCGGCAATGCCAGGCGCGGCTGGTTCCGGAATGGGCTCGGCAATGCCAGGCGTTGCGGGATAATTCATAATGAAGCCTGCAACAAATTCACGTTGCGCGGTGTTCATTGCGGACAATTCATCAGAGTTGATTTTTAGCACTTTTTAAATCGCTCCTTGACGATGAGAAAAATATAGTCTACAAATGACATCGACGTCAATAATAATTTTCGGAGGTATTATTTTGAACGAACCCGTGATGATATGGATCATGCGTGTAACACTCGCTATTTACGCCAAGTATGAAGCGCAAAAAGAATCCCCGGCCGAAGCCGGGGAGAGAAAAGAAGGATACGTTTAAGCGGCTTTGGCTCTTTTAATGGGTAAAAATGCTGCGGTCCCTGGAGAAGGATGGTCAAAATTGCTCATCAATAAGAAAAATTTGCAGATCGCGAAGTATTGCACGAATAAACCTACTGTTCAAAGCGGTAAAACCTTTGCAACCAACACTTTAGAAATACGGCCGGAACGCACGACAGTCACAAATAATGCTTACTCCATCTCCGTTTCGACGCTCCAGGGCGGCGGAGAGCAGTTTTTATTGACGAAGGAAGATGCTCTTGCGGCTAGTCCCGGCGATCCGTCCGCACTTAAAGCGATTGCCGTCGAAGGAAAGTTTCCCAATCTCGACGCTTATTGGGACCGGCTCAAGGATAGCTCTTGGGAATTTACCGTTGATGCTCGATTCCTTCTTCATCTCGCGCAATCGGTAAATGAGTTCGGCGGCGAAGTCGTTCGCTTTCGCTTTTATCGTCGAGATCAACCGCTTCGCATGGATTCAATCAACGCAGAAAAGCAAACATGGGATGCCTTTTTAATGCCACGGTCGCATGATCACCTCATCCCGCCCGCGTCAACCGTGCCGGCTCCGCCCGCTCCTGCACCCGTTGAAGAAGATGAGTTTGCCAAAGCATTGCGACTTGCGGCGGAGATGTAAATGATTGACGTCATCGTCGAACTAATCGCCAATCTGGGCTCTCTTGAACTGGCGGATCGCGTCGAAGCAATAAATACGATTCGCGCGGCGCTCCATGAGATCAGTCCGTTTAAAACAGAGCCAGTGGACTTCGTTAAATGGGTTCCGATTGATCGCGTTTATGCGAACGATTACAACCCGAACGAAGTTGCACCTCCAGAAATGGAACTCCTTCGCGTTTCGATCCAGGCTGACGGATATACGCAACCAATCGTTACGATGCCTCTCGAAGGACAACATGAAGTCGTAGACGGCTTTCATCGGCATCGGGTAGGTAAAGAGTTGCCAGACGTACGGGAGCGCATTCATGGATACTTGCCGGTCGTTCTAATCAACAAAGAGCGCTGGGATAAAGCGGACCGCATGGCGGCCACTATCCGGCACAATCGTGCGCGCGGAAAACATAAAGTCGATTCGATGAGTGATATCGTGATCGAACTTAAACGACGCAATTGGAGCGACGAAAAGATTTCGAAGAATCTCGGTATGGAACCCGATGAAGTTTTACGGCTTTGCCAGATTACCGGACTTGCTGAATTGTTTACCGATCAGGAGTTCTCAAAGTCTTGGGACGTGGAAGATTTGCAGGATGATTTTGTTCCTTTGCAGGAAGACGGCGAACCTTTATCGATAGAAGCCGGCCGTATTCTTCACACCTGGGAACATTGGGAATGCTATCCGGCCGGCTTCTATGAAACGAATGCTCCGGACGGAATGACCAAAGAAGATTGCGAGCGAATCTATTACGAGATGCTTCGAAACAGCGATGCGTTTGAAGCTGCGCTTATGCGAGTCGTTGCCGAGTGGCCGCGAAGCTGCGAACACTATCTAACCAACGAACGTATGAATCGTATCGCGTGGCTTGGACAAGCTTCCCTTTGTATCGCTCATGGGATACCGGCGATCTTTCGCGGCGGTTTCAATTTGCTCAGTCCCGAAGAGCAACAAACCGCAAACGAGCTTGCTTTGCAATGGCTTAACGTTTGGCTGAATTTGAATGAGCGCAAGAGTTTGAATCTCAACGAAGCGCAGTCTAAAACGGAGGCAAATCTCTACTAATGCCAAACCTCAAGCAATATCAAACGATTGATGTGTTGACGGCCGCACGCGAGCGCGTTTCATTCATCTTTGACAATTTTGAGCGGGTCTACGTTTCGTTCAGCGGCGGAAAGGATTCGACGGTAACTTTCCATTTGGTCATGGAGGAGGCTATTCGACGCAATCGAATTGTCGGAGTTCTCATCGTCGATCTTGAGGCCCAATATAGCGCCACAATCCGACACATCGAAGAAATAGTCGGGTTTTACAAATCGCATATTGATCTCCATTGGTGCTGCTTGCCGATTCTCTTGCGAAACGCAGTTACGAGTTTCGAGCCGCGTTGGACTCCGTGGGATTCTGCAAAACAAGATATCTGGGTTCGCCCGATGCCAAAGTGCGCCAAAACCGAATACCCTTGGTTCGTTCCAGGTATGGAGTTTGAGGAGATTATCGTACTTTGGGGGCTCTGGTACGCGCAAGGAAAAAGAACCGCCGGATTCATCGGCATTCGAGCGGACGAAAGTCTCAACCGATTTCGCACTATTGCTGTCTTCGATAAAGAAACCTTCGAAGGACGTAGGTATACAACTCGAATCGACGAACAACTCTACAATGTATATCCAATCTATGATTGGAAGACAGAAGACATTTGGCGGTTTCATGCTCGCTACCCTAAGCTCTCGCACAACCCAATCTATGACCAAATGTATCGAGCCGGCGTCAAGCTAAGTCAGCAACGGCTATGCCAGCCTTACGGAGACGATCAACGCAAAGGGCTTTGGCTCTATCACATTCTTGAGCCTGCAACATGGTACAAACTCATTGCGCGCGTAAATGGTGCTAACTTTGGCGCTCTTTATGTCGAGCAAAACGGTAACATTATGGGATACAACAAAATTACGAAGCCTGCCGGTCATACCTGGAAGTCCTTCTGTAACTTGCTTCTCCAGTCTCTTCCGAAAAAGTCACGCGAACACTTCGTCAAACGCTTTCAGTCTTTTATCAAAGGATGGCGGTCGCGAGGATATGCCGCGATTCCCGAAGAAGCTCCGAAGGTTTTAGAAGACGCTCATTGGGCTCCCTCATGGCGGCGCATGTGCAAAGTATTGCTTCGTAATGACTATTGGTGCAAGGGACTCGGAATGACGCAGCCAAAGAGCGAAGCATACGGAAAGTATTTGGAGATGAAACGTGCTTCCAAAGCTTAGACCGTTCCAGCTAGAACTAGAGCGCAATGTTTGGTCTGCATGGCAACATGCACGCAACGTTATGCCCGTGGCTGCCACGGGGAGCGGTAAAACTGTTGTGCTCTCTAAGATCATGTTCGACGAACCGGGAGCCTCTATCGCCATTGCTCATCGGCAGGAACTTGTCTCGCAAATATCAGTGGCTCTCGCTCGGTATGGCGTCCGACACCGATTAGTGGGAGCCCGTAAAGGATCTCCGCTCGTGCGAGTTATTACGGCTCTTCAGGTTGCAGAGTTAGGATATAGCTTTTTTGACCCATCCGCCAAGAATGGCGTTGGTGGAGTCGATACTGTTGTTCGAATGCAAAATGAGGATTGGTTTAAACAAGTCCGATTGGGGGTACAAGATGAAGGTCATCATGTTCTCAAAGAGAATAAATGGGGAAGAGCCGCACAATTGTTCCCCAATGCCCGTTGGTTGTTTCCTACAGCCACTCCTTTACGTGCTGACGGTCGCGGCTTGGGGCGTCACGCTGATGGTCTTACGGATGCTTTGGTTCTTGCTCCATCTATGCGGGATATCATCAATATGGGGTATCTTACTGATTATCGGATTTTTGCTCCTCCTTCTAATCTCAATCTTTCAGGAATAACGATTTCACAAACAACCGGCGATTACAATCCAAATCAAGTAAGGAATGCAGTCCATGAATCCACTGTTACAGGCGATGTGGTGTTGCATTATCTTCGTCTTGCTCGCGGTAAGCTCGGAGTTACTTTTGCGGTGGATGTCCAAGAAGCAACGCGCACGGCGGCGGCGTTTAGAGAACAAGGTGTCCCGGCTGAAGTTGTTAGCGCCAAAACCCCCGACACCTTACGAGCTTCTATTCTTCGACGATTCCGTAATCGAGAAGTTCTCCAACTCGTCAATGTTGATCTTTTCGGAGAAGGCTTCGATCTCCCGGCAATTGAAGTCGTAAGCTTTGCACGTCCAACGGCATCGTTCGCACTCTACTGTCAGCAATTTGGCCGCGCTTTGCGACTTATGCTTTCTCCAGAAGAGATGCGCGGATTTGACGCACTCACGAACGAGCAACGCCGCACCGTTATTGCTTGCAGTTCGAAGCCGCGCGCATTAATCATCGATCATGTTAATAATGTTGTTCGGCATGGGCTTCCCGATGCATGTCGCGAATGGAGCTTAGATAGACGTGAGAGACGATCCAAGAATAAGAGCGATGTAATTCCGCTTCGTGTCTGTACCGAATGCTTGTCTCCCTATGAGCGCATTTACAAAACATGTCCCTTCTGCGGATTCTATATACCGCCCACGAGCCGCGGCGGTCCGGAATATGTAGACGGTGATCTTACGGAGTTGAGTGCGGACGTATTGGCAGCATTACGTGGAGATATCGAGCGTATCGACGGAGATTTTTATGCTCCACATGGATTGGATATTGCGGCGCAGCGTGGAGCCCGCGCGAATTGGATGAATCGGCAGGAAGCACAAAAAGAGCTTCGCAACAAAATTGCATATTGGGCAGGGCTCGACGCGCATCGCGGATACAAAGAGAGCGAGAGTTATCGCCGCTTCTTCTTCCACTATGGAATTGACGTTGCAAATGCACAAACGCTCGGCGCGCGCGAAGCTGAAGAGTTATCGGATCGTATCCAGCGAGAGCTGGACTTACACGGTATTGACGCTATAGTTAATCCCGGCATATACTTTGATAAATAATGCATAGGGCTTATTACAATGAGTTCGATCCATTCGCCGCAGAATGGCTAAAGATGCTCATTGCTTGCGGACATATTGCAGATGGTGACGTAGACACAAGGAGCATTGATGATGTTAAACCTTCCGAACTTGCCGGATACACTCAATGCCATTTCTTCGCGGGTATCGGAGGATGGAGTTACGCGCTCAGACTCGCAGGATGGCCCGATAGCACTCCAGTTTGGACAGGCTCTTGCCCCTGCCAACCTTTCAGCGCGGCAGGCAAAGGAATTGGATTTGCTGACGAGCGGCATCTTTGGCCCGCCCTCTTTCATCTCATTACGCAGCACAAACCTTCAACAATCTTTGGGGAACAAGTTGCAAGCAAAGATGGGCTCAAATGGCTCTCCCTTGTTCAAAATGACTTGGAAGCTTCGGGATATACCACGGCGGCGATCGATTTATGCGCTGCGAGCGTCGGGGCTCCGCACATCCGGCAAAGACTCTTCTGGCTGGCCGACTCCGCACGGTCCTCATGGTTCGGGTCCATCGGACGGGACAACAAGAGGAATAACTCCGGAAGGGGCGGCTCTCTTAGCAAGTTGGATCACTCCAAGAGCAACGGACGGATCAAATGGGGGACCGAATCAAGCGGGCGGAGCTTTATCGGCTCAAGCGAGTTGGGCAACTCCGACTGTGCCAATGGCTCACGATTCGGATGCGGAGGATGCTGTATCCCAAATCCTTGGAAGAACCCAAGCTTTATCAAGTGTGCCGATGGAAAAGCGCGGCCAATTGAATCCTCTATTTTCCCTTTGGCTCATGGGATACCCAATCGAGTGGGGTTATTGCGGGGTGCTGGTAACGCTATCGTCCCGGAAGTCGCGGCGGAAGTTATAAGAGCATTTATGGAGTTGCAATGACCAAACCACTTATAAAGCGAGCCGTTTGGAGTTGGTACGTTACATTCGCAGACGGTCAAACCGTACACGGAATCCATTCTTTTCGTTTCGCTTGTGCAATTGCAAACCTTTGGGGGAACCGTGACAAGTGAAATTATCAATTGGGCGATCAAGCATCGGGTGAGCGTGCAAGCTCTGACGGACTTACAACGCATCTTCGGAATTCCCGTTGATGCACCAATCTCGCACGCTGCGCCACATACCGAAGCATGGGTACAGAGCTTGGTACGCCTGGAAGCCGGTCGTAAAGGTCTGAAGCTTTGGCGCAACAATGTCGGAGTATTAGAAGACTCGCGCGGCGTTCCTGTACGCTATGGACTTGCGAACGATTCGAAGCAATTAAATGCCACGATCAAGAGTGGCGATCTCATCGGATGGAGACCTATACTTATTACGCCGGCGCATGTTGGATCGACGGTCGCACAATTCGTATCGAGAGAATGCAAGCGACGGGATTGGATATTTACCGGAACAGAACGCGAGACCGCACAAGCGAAATGGGCGGCCGCGGTTGTAAAAGACGGCGGAGACGCCAAGTTTTGCACGGGAGAAGGAAGCTTATGACAAGTATCACAGTCTCAACCTATCAAATTTCTTTGTATCTATCTGGCTCGATTCAACATTCCAACATTCAGCGTTGATGGTTACTCCAGAAGAATCAATTTGGATCACGAAGAGAGAGAGAGCAATAATGGATTCGATGGACGGTCGTGTTGTTGCTTGGTTTTCGTGCGGAGCCGCTTCCGCGGTTTCTGCATACATGGCCGTCCGCGCTTACAAAAACGTCAAAGTTGTTTACTGCGATACACTTGCTGAAGAGCATTCCGACAATCTTAGATTTTTGAAAAAAATCGAATCCTGGATTGAACATCCAATTGAAATTATCGCTTCGAAAAAGTTTAAAAATGTCACGGAAGTTTGGGAAAAAGCACAATACATGAGTGGTATTAACTGGGCTCCTTGTAGTCGTGAAATGAAAAAGGTTCCTCGGTTAGATTTCCAACTTCCAAACGATCTTCATATCTTCGGATTGACGGCAGACGAAAAGAATCGCATTCGTCTTTTTGAAGAAGCCAATCAAGATTTAGAACTGGAATGGAATCTTCGAGATCATGACATTACAAAAGCTCTCTGTTATCACATCTTAGAATATTTCAAAATTGATCTTCCGATGATGTATAAGTTAGGATTTAAAAACAATAACTGCATCGGATGCGTAAAATCATCTTCTCCGGCATATTGGAATCGAGTTAGGAAATACTTTCCAGAAGTTTTTGAAGCTCGCGCAACTCAGTCTCGAAAAATTGGATGCAAGTTAGTAAAAATTTTGGATGTTAGATTGTTTCTTGACGAATTGCCAGCAGATTATTGTGATACAAAACCAGAAGAAGATATCGAATGTGGTGTTATTTGCCGCCGTGAGGGAGAAGGAAGCTTATGACAATTTACAAACGCGAACGATTGCTGCCTGGGGAGCGCAAATTGAAGATCTTCAATGCCGCGGTCGAACTGTGCTGTGAGCTTGGCGGCTGGAGTGCTCTTACTCGTGCCAAGATTGCCAAGCGCGCTAAATGTTCTGAAGGGCTCGTTTCTCTATATCTCGGAGACATTATCGGGCTCAAGCGTCGTATCTTGCGCTATGCGATCAAACACGAATATGCGCCCATCGTTGGGCAGGCTCTCGCATCCGGAGTGAATCTCACCATCTCGCCGGAGTTGCGGCTCAAAGCGGTTAATGCAATAGTGGGGTAAGGGTGTATACACTCTATCAAGGTGATAATGTAAGTGCTCTCGTTCCCGATTTGAAGAAGCGAAATTCCAAAAAGCTCTAGAATCAGCACACAGGATGGGGTAACGGTGCATCCCTCATTAAATGCATTTGCCGATTATCGGCAATGGATCTTATATAGACTTGTCCCGCGCGGCGAACATAAGAGCGATAAACTTCCTGTCAGTTATATCGACGGCAAGATTAGAAATGCTCACGATCCGGAGATTTGGACGGACGTTGCGACTGCGGAAGCGGCAGCAGCACGGTGGGGCATAGAATATGGCGTTGGCTTCGTTTTTACGGAGCACGACCCGTTCTTTTTCCTTGACATAGACAATTGCCTGCAAGCAGACAATACCTGGAGTCCACTCGCTTTGCAGCTCTGCGGAGCGCTTGCCGGTTGTGCTATCGAAGTTTCCCGATCCGGCCGCGGGCTTCATATCTTCGGGACCGGCAAGCCGCCCGCACATGGATGCACCAATAAAGCGCTTGGTTTGGAGTTCTATCATGCCGGCCGCTTTGTTGCTTTGAATGGTCTCGGCGCACAAGGAGATGCATCATATGATGCATCTGCACTCTTACCTGGATTGGTTGCGAAGTTCTTTCCGCCCGATGCGGACACTAGCGACATAGGTTGGACAAACGAGCCGGTCGAAGAATGGAACGGTTCCACGGATGATGCGGATCTCATCCGCCGCGCGATGCAATCGCGCTCAACGGCTTCGGTCTTCGCCGGCAAAGCTTCCTTCGCGGATTTGTGGACAGCGAACACAGCCGTTCTAGGGACGAATTATCCCGATCCAAACGGCCGCGCTTATGACGAATCGGCCGCGGATGCCGCTCTCGCACAGCATCTCGCCTTCTGGACAGGAAAGAACTGCGAGCGGATACGTTCTCTTATGCTCTTGAGCGCGCTCAAGCGTGACAAATGGGAGCGCGAGGACTACCTTCCCCGCACGATTCGGGGAGCCGTAGGACGTCAGCATGAAGTATTGCAGGACAAGACACCGGACGCTCCGGAGGAGCCCGCGACCGATGGCTTTATACGTCCTACGGTAAAGACAGGATGGCAAGAGCTCTCCCCAATCGAGCAAATGGAGCATTTCAAAGGATGCATCTATATCCGCGAGTCACACCGCGTGCTCATTCGTGGCGGTACTTTGCTCAAGCCAGAGCAATTCAAAGTTCATTTTGGCGCTCATATGTTTGTGCTAGACGAAGCAAACGCAAAGCAAACACGGGACGCATGGGAAGCTTTTACGCAAAACCATTGTTTCGTGTGTCCCAAGGTTGACGGGATGTGTTTCCGTCCGGATCTTGCGGCCGGCGCTATCGTCGAGCGCAACGGGCTCTCGTTCGTCAATACGTACATGCCGATTGAAGTTGCGCGGATCCAGGGCGATGCGAGCCCGTTCTTGAATCATCTAGCTATCGTGCTTCCCGATGACCGCGACCGCTTAATCTTGTTGAGTTACATGGCCGCTTGTGTGCAACATCAGGGCATCAAATTTCAATGGGCCCCGTTACTTCAAGGAGTTGAAGGAAACGGAAAAACGCTCTTTACGAGATGTGTTGCCGAAGCGGTTGGTAAACGTTATGTCCACTGGCCCAAAGCTTCCAAACTCGCAAAAGAATTTAACGCTTGGATGGTCGGAAAAGTATTCTATGCAGTGGAAGATATTTACGTTCCGGACTCCAGGCGCGAAGTGATCGAAGAATTGAAACCGATGATTACCGGCGGCGATGGATTAGAGATCGAAGCAAAAGGTATTGATCAAGTAAGTACGGATATCTGTGGCAATTTTATGTTCAATTCGAATCATAAAGACGCTATCAAGAAAACTGCTAATGATCGGCGGTTTGCCGTTTTCTTTTCTGCTCAACAGAGCGTTGATGATCTTGCACGGGATGGACTCACGGGCGATTATTTCCCGAATCTCTATGAATGGCTCAAAGCTGACGGTTACGCAATCGTTTCTGAATTCCTCCATACGTTCGCTATTCCCGCAGAGTACAATCCTGCCGGCGAATGCCAACGTGCGCCAATGACGAGCACGAACGCTCAAGCAATTGAAGCGAGCACGGGCGGCGTTGAACAAGAGATTGCCGAATGTATCGCGCAAGGCTTTCAGGGCTTTAATGGCGGCTTCATTTCTTCAATTTGGTTGGATAGGATGCTACAGCAAATGCAGCTCGCCCGAAAGATCTCGTACACGAAGCGCAAGGACATGCTCGAAGTGATGGGATATATTCTCCATCCGGCGTTGCAGGGCGGCCGCGCTCATTCGTCCGTACTGCCTGAAGGCGCCCGCCCAAAGCTCTTCGTTAAGAAGGATTCCCCACTGCTTCAAATTACCGATCCGGAAGCAGTGGGGAAGGCTTATGAGAAGGCAAATATCAATTGCTCGGCGGTTGCTGCGTTTGGCCGCAAATAGATTGTGCCCTGTTACGCGTGCCACAGTTTGGGCATACTCCGCGCCGTTCGGTTGCCGTCAGGTTGCGCTTGCATCCCTTGCATGGAGCGAGCTTGACATATGTGCGGGCGGGAGCCTTGGTGCGTTGCCGGCGCCCGTTCTCCGATGCCCATTGAGAATCGGGAATTGTGGCGAGATCCCAATAGGATTGATACTTGCTCATTTTGTTTCCTCTGCCCAAAGTGGAAAAATGTACTTATACCAAACAAATTTCATACGCTTAGCATGGACACGTTCGCGCATGAGATCAAGTTTATGCTCCATCAAAAGTTGAGCATCCAAATTACTCATCGGCTTTGCAGTGTGCCAGTCAATCATAGAGGAATGGCCTTACCGAGTTTGTGACAATCGCGAGAGTATTGTTTCTGCGCTCACGGCCCATCCAAATACTGAGAGCGACGATGCTTATAGACGAGCCGCAGCCTTCGCACGTCTTGGCGGAATCGATGACCGATTGGCAGTTCTCGCACCAATAACACTTAACGAGTGGTAGATACATTATCCCTCCAACCGCCTGGATTGGGAATCCGATCCGGCTCAATGATTGGCATTCGTGGTACGTCCAAAATGTCTTGGAGTGCGGCGTTATGCCGTTCCGCTTCTTTGATGCTCTCGTGTCGGAGATATCCGACCGCCACGATTAGAAATGCAATCCATATGATCATGACTTCTTCTCGCCACAGGCTGCCCATGCGAGTGCAACGACCCAGCCTATCCCCGTGAATCCAAGAAAAAAGTTAATAACGAAGATGCCCCATCGCGAATTGCAGTCGCGTCCAAAGGCTATCCATGTTGGTAAGAGCCCGATGGTTAGGGCTCCCAGTAATGCAATTGCAATAATTGGCAACGCTACATCGGACATATTTCCCTCCTGATAAGCATGATGCAATCTTACTAGTATCTTGTCAAGCCCAAAAGATTACTAACGTGGTACATCAATGGCGCAATGTGCACACTCTTCTACCGGCCGGTACTCCCCGTAATCCCAGGCGTCCGAATGGAGCGAATAGAACGATTGGCGATGCCGGTCACAAAGGACGATTGTTGTCGGATATTGTCCGACTGCATAGTGGACGACCCGGGCGTCTGCGATTTTGTGTGTCATTTGGACTCCTTTACCTTGTCGCCAGGATCGTCTTCCTGTTGTTCGCTTCCGACTACACAATAGTGCTCATAGAGCGGAACCAATTCATTAACGCGCAGGGATGCAAAAGCTACAGTTAAACTGCCGGCATTAATTCCGACAATAGCATTAGGCGTTCTCTGAATTGTGTAAGCGATTCGCTCGGCCATGTCATATTTGGTCATAACGTTTCTCCTTATGTCTAGTATGATGACATGCTTCTAGTAGCTTGTCAAGGATTATCGCATCAAATTCTCTAGAGTGTCGCCAGGATCTCCGTTGTTGTCTTCCTGTTGTTTCCGGCGCTCGATCTCCAAATTGAGAGTCACACGTTCGATATCAAGGCGGCGTTCTTCTTTGCGAGCCATGTTTGTTCTCTCAAAGTCATCTTGCGCTTTGAAAGCTAAATCTCGATCTTCCGGATGCACTAAGAAGGTATGGACCGAGTAACCTTTAAAATTTATATCCGGGCAAACGTCGATAAGGCGGATACCTGGAATCCGCATGATTGCGAGTCCATGAATGAATGCTCTCATAGCCGTCACATCATTTGGTTGTACACGAAGCTTGATCTTAATAAACTCGCTCTTTGCGACCGTTGAGACGCCCCGTACGGCGCGGTTGTCATCGGTGATGGATGCGGCTTGCTTCTTGAGTTCTAACCGTTCTGCGGCCATTTGGAGCCGTTGCGCTTGCTCTTCCTGCCGTTGTTTAAGACGTTCCTTGGCGAGCTGAATGCGGGCGGTTTCGTTAGCGATTTTTGCTTGTCGTTCTGCAACGCGAGTTTCACGCTGCGCATCCGTGATGATCTTGTCGCCATTAATACATTCGACGCAGGCCCCGCCATTCACATAGCGGTCGGCAATATGATTGTTTCGGCAAACACGGCCGGTAAAATATCGGGTCATGCCTTTGTCGGATGCTTCTTCGTGGCTAATTATTTCCTTTTCCATTTTCTCTCCTCTGCTTGTAATTTTCTCTCCGCTGCTTGTATTTCTTTTAAACGTTTTCGAAGTCTTTGAAGTTCTAGACGAAGTGCTTTGTCTCGGTCCGTAAAAGATTTCCGATTCTCTACACATTGAACGCATTGAGTACTGCTCACGTAGCGAATTCTATTGTGTCTATTACGGCAAAAATGCTGGCTGAGATAAAATTTAAATCCCCCTTGAGCGGCTTCATAGCGATTCAAGGCTTCGTCACGACCTAACGCTTTCATTTCTTCTTCGGTCGGTTTAGGTTTCTCATCCTCTACGCATTGAACGCATCGTGCATTCTTGACGTAGCGAATTCTATTGTGTGCATTACGGCAGAAATAATTGCTGAGATAAAACTCAACTCCTCTGCGTGCGGCCTCCTTGCGACTCAATGCCTCATATTTCTTTTCTTCTTCACTCAAGGGCGGTTTCTTTTCCTTCAGACATTGAAGACATTCACCGCTCTTGACGTAGCGAATTGTGTTATGGCCGTTGTGGCAGAAGTGATTGCTGAAATAGAACTTAAGGTTCATTCTTTCAGCTTCATTGCGACTGATAATGGTCTGCATTCCCGAATAGTATCGTATTTAGAAATGAATGTCAATCTTTGACAACTTTTCATCGGCTTACCACTCTATACTACTGGGGGAAAAAAAGAGACGATTGTACTTTTCCCTTTTTCTCCCTTTCTAATTAGTATACTACTTAATAGCCCTTTTTGTAAAAACCTATTCTTCTCTTTTTTTTATGGGGTGGTTTATAGTAGAGCGCTGATGATAGTACTGTATAAAATGGTACTTAGATTGTCTTTTGGTCGATTTGTGGAATATTTGACATGAGCGCGGGATATTGCCAAACTCTTTGTATGTCGCTCAATGCCCGCCAAACGCGCTTCGCCATCGAATATTGTGTGGATTACAACGCCACGCAAGCGGCGATCCGTGCGGGCTATTCTCCCGAAACGTCCGGACAAATCGGTCATGAATTATTAAAGAATCTTGAAATTGAAAATGCGATCAATCGTCACATGGCAGACTGCGCTGCGGCCGCTTCGATTACTCCGCAATGGATACTTTCCAAATGGCGTGAGATCGTCGAAGAAGATCCGAACGATTTGATGGAGACGCGCAATAAGCCATGCTCGCAATGCTGGCCTTCCGGTCTCGAATATGACGAGCCGAATCCAGGTTGCGCGCTCTGTATGGGTCAAGGGCAGGTTGTAACGATTTTCAAGAACTCCCGGGGTCGGAAGCTCTTTGCCGGTGTCAAGAAGACGAAGGACGGCTTGGAGATCAAGACGCGCGATCAAGACGCGGCGCTTAAGAATCTTTCGGCTTATTTGGGGATGAGCGTCGAGCGGCGCGAGTTGAGCGGACCGGGCGGTAAGCCCATTTCGCTCGCCAATCTAACGGCAGATGATTTGAGTGATGATGAGCTTGCTGCTATCGCAGCCGGTCACGGGAGCAATATACCTGCCAGCATCCCGGCTGCGAACACGAGCCAATAGCGAAGGGGAATGATGTATGGGCGGGGATTCACAGATACCGCCCTGTATGCTTGATGGCTCCATCAAAATGCTTCTGTTTGCGGCGATCTTCCCGGCTCACTGAAAAGCGCATGAGAAAACCATAAACCGGGAAAGCAATCACGAAGAAGATTACGGCGATGATGAGAAGGGTTTGCATGTTGTCTCCTTTTCAATTTGCAGTTCGGGGATAACGTTCCAAATCTTTCGGACTCGGCTTCTATCGTCTCTCCCCGACTGCAAGACTAGAATAACAGGCTTCTAGTAGCTTGTCAATAGCGCAGCTTACAACTTTTGGGGTATTTGACGGGCGGGAGATCCGGCGTTAAGCCGTTTGGGGCTTTCTCTTGTCTGCGTTACTCTTAGCGCATGATGACACGGGAAGAAGCCGCTCAGAAGCTCTTAGAACGCCGTCGAGCGCGAACTCAGTTGCACGAGTTCATTCTGTATTCAAATAAAAAGTACAAGCCTTCCGACTCATTCTCAATTCCCGTCTGTCTCGCGCTCGATAAATTCCTGGAAGACATGCAAGCCGGCAAACGACCGATTATTGTTTTCCAGGCTCCTCCACAACATGGAAAGTCGGAGATCGTCTCCCGTAAATTGCCGGCGTATATTTTGGGAAGATTTCCGGACTGGCGTATTGGCGCGGCGAGCTATGCAATCGATCTTGCACGCACGATGGCGCGTGACGTGCGCCGCACCTTGGCGAGCGATGAATACTTGCGATTATTTCCGGTCACGAAGGAGAAGAATAAATTTGCGCGGCATACGATGGAAGAATTTGATTCGCCCAACGATACGGGCTCGTATGTCGGAGTGGGCATCGGCGGCGGACTCACGGGCAAGCCTATTGATATCGGCATCATTGACGACCCAACAAAAGATCAGCAAGAAGCTTTATCTTCCGTAACGAAAGAGAATCATTGGAACTGGTATCAAACTGTCTTCACGTCTCGACTCTCCGAGAATAGCGGCCAAATCATCATGGCTACATCATGGGCAGAAGACGATCTTCCCGGCCGGATCTTGAAACAATATGCCGGCTCCGGGCGTTTGACCCATCTTTCGTTCCCTGCGATCAATTTGCCGGATGAAGTTGGTTATAACCCCGTGCTTGCTCAAGGCGCGCTTGTTCCTCAGCTTCACAGCCTGGAGAAGCTTTACGAGACCAAAGCGCTTTACAGTGATTATTGGTGGAGCGCGATTTATCAGCAAAGCGCAAAGCCGCTCGGCGGAAATGTCTTCAAAGAAGAATTCATTCAATATTATTTGCCGAAGGATCTCCCGCCCGTCTTCGATACGACCATTCTCAGTATCGACGCGACGTTTAAAGACACGGATGGAACGGACTTCGTTGCGATGCAGGTATGGGGCAAGAAAGGCGCGCGCTCGTATCTGCGTTATCAATGGCTCAAGCGAATGGGCTTTACTGAGACGTGCCAAGCCGTGATTGATATCCGAAACCGCTTTCCGGAGATTCGTACAATCCTCATTGAAGACAAGGCAAACGGACCCGCAATCATCGATTTTCTCAAAGGACAGATTCCAGGTATCGAAGCCGTCGAGCCGGACGGATCAAAGCTCGCGCGTGCATATGCTGTCACTTGGGTTTGGGAAGCGCGTAATATATTCTTGCCGCATGAGGGAATTGCTAGTACGGTATTCCAACCGGCTGCAACGAGTACGCTCAAGCATTTTATTTCGGAGTTAACACATTTTCCGGCCGCAGCGCACGATGATCAAGTTGATGCCTTATCTCAAGCGTTGCGTAAACTCTATCCGCTTATGGGTAGACTCAACATTTCGGCCGAAGCTATCGCGGCCGCAAGGGGATTCCGTGTTTCGGGTAATGTATAAAGCTCGCATCAGCCGTTACGATGGCCGTTGGCTAGTTTATAGTTGGGATGGAGACGGATCGAACGGAGTTCTTTACAAGACATTTAGAGAAGCGTGCGACAAAGCGAGTGTTGTAACATTGCTGGAAATGCGGCGCGCGGGATTGAGGCAATTGATATGAGAAATTTAAAGTACGGTCTTATTATTCTCATTGGCTTTTTGGCGCGCGGTTGCGACGATGGAGGCACTTTACAGCCGGCACTCGCACAGGAGATCAATGCCACGTCACAGAAGTAGTGAAGAAGAACTTTTTGAAGCGAGCCGCCCCATCCTTCTCCGTCGAGCTGGCGGCCATTATTACAACGACCGCGGCGAAGACGTGAGTACGCTCCTGCCCTCCAGTTTCCCGCATGATTGGTGCGGCGAAGCATTTGATTACAAAAACGGTTGGACTCGGCTCCGCGAGTTCTTTTGCGATGATTATTTGGGACTTGGAGAGATGCAGGAAATAATCCAAACTCGCTTTAGGAAGACGATATAAGTATGATAAAACCGGTATGATCAGCCAAAGCGTTATAGACCGCGCCAACGAGCCGCAAGCAAGACGTTTCCCAATCAAACGACCGGAGTTGTTCCCTGGAGTCGTACCGGCGCGCAAGCGTGCTCCTGTTCTTGCAATGGATGGTCCGTTTGCAGCTTGTTACGATTATGCGGCGGCTCTTTTTGGCGGAAATTATCTCTTCGAAGGTTTTCCAGGATATCAATATTTGGCGCAGCTCGCGGTAAAGCCGGAGTATCGCTCATTTGCGGATACTTACTCGTCAGAGATTACGCGCGAGTGGATTACGATTCGCAGCACATCGACGGACAAAGACAACAACGCGGAAAAGATTACGGAGCTTACCAAAGCCTGCGACGAATTGAATTTGAAAGGTATCGTCCAACAAGCGGCGATTCATGACTCGTTTTATGGTCGCGGACAAGTTGTAATCGATATCGAAGATCATGATCGTGCGGATCCGTTCATTCTCGACAAGAAGGGGCGCACTCTTCGTAAAGGTCAAATGTTCCGGCTCGTTAATGTGGAGCCAATGTGGACAAGTCCCGTCACATATAATGCACTCGATCCGCTTGATCCTTGGTTTTATAAGCCGCGGCGCTGGTGGATGCTTGGACAGGAAGTACACGCAACCCGCTTGCTGACGATCACGACGCGCGAAGTTCCCGACATGCTTAAACCGGCGTTCAATTTCTCCGGTATTAGTATGTCGCAGCTTGCAGAGCCTTATGTAAACAATTGGCTTCGCACGCGCTCGGCAGTATCGGACATGATTAATATGTATTCGATCATTGTCTTGGGTACGCATATGGATCAAGTCTTGCAACAAGGCGATGCAGGCGGAGATCTCTTCGCGCGCGTCGATTTGTTCAATGCATTGCGGAGCAACAAGAGCGCGGCCGTTATCGACAAGGATTCTGAGACATTGGAAAGCCTTTCCGCGCCGCTCGGCGGGCTCCACGAGCTTCAGGCGCAGGCACAAGAGGGAATGTGTACCGTAAGTCGTACGCCAGCAACGGAGCTTCTTGGCGTAGCTCCCAGCGGCTTTGGGAACGTCTCCGAAGGCGAACGTAAGATTCGTGCGCAATGGATTCATGCGCAGCAAAATGCTTTTTGGAGTCCGCTCGTTAAGACCGCTCTCGAATTGATGCAACTTTCGCTTTATGGCTCTATTGATCCGGATATCACGTATGTCTGGAATCCCTTGGAGACCATGACCGCCAAAGAGAAGTCGGAAATTCGGAAGAGCGATGCAGAATCGGCCGGCGTTTATATCGACCGTGCGGTAATTGCTCCCGAAGAAGAACGCGAACGCATCGCACGAGATCCAGAGAGCGGATATGAAGGATTGGATCTCTCGGTTACGATTGAGAGCACTCAAGTTGAAGAGGATAACCCAAATGATGAATAAGCTTCGCAATTGGCTCAAGAAGCCGATTACTCTCGTCCCACTCATTATTGTGTGCTGCCTTGTAAGTATGGCGGCTGGCCGCGTCAACGGGCTCTTTAACAACGTTGATGCACAGGGTGGATACACGCTTAATGGCACGGCTGGCACGAGCGGTTATGCACTTTGCACTTCGACGGGTTCAAAGTTCGATAGTGCCTGTGCAACTGGCGGAACGATTAGTTCTGTTAGTGGTACTTCTCCCATTACTGTTACTCCTACAACAGGTGCTCCGGTCGTATCTTTGAATGAATCGGGAGTTGGGCCGGCCGCGTATGCCTGTCCAACGACAATTACCTTTGACGTTTGGGGACGAGCGACGGCAGCAACCGCGGGAACATGCCTCACATCGACGCCACTTACATCCGGGACGAATGGATATTATGAGATCTTGAGCAATGGGACGATTATTAATCATGTAAACATCTCTTCATTGCCGAATGACAATAGTTATGATGTATATGCTTTACCGTATCCATTTACGAGCTTCGTGGCGAGCATCGCTTGCTCAACTTATCGGCCGGGCGGTAATCCGGGTCCAGTTGGAGCGGAAAAGGACGGACTTTCCAACATTCAACTTTTGAGCAATACGGGCGGAAGCGGTACGCTCATGAATGCTTCGTGCGTGGTGACAGGAAAATGAAGAAACTTATCGTTTCAAGAAGACGAAGGACGGCCTGGAGATCAAGACGCGCGATCAGGAAAATGAAGAAACTTATCGTTCTTTGGTTGGCGGCCGCGGTCGTTGCGTCCGGACAGCAAGTAACGCCCAACATTGGCCTTTTGATTCAAACTCCTCCGCAATATGCAAATAATTGGGGAGCGATCACTAATTACAATTTTCAGAAGATCGATACAGCATTTGCGGGCGTTGGCTCACAGTTCAAAGGGACTTGGGTCAATAGCACGAGTTATGCGGCCGGGAATGTTGTCCAGTATGTCGGACAGCTTTACATGAGCATCCAGTCAAGCAATTTGAATCAAAATCCCGTGAGCCAAACGGCGTATTGGACGCAGATTGGCGGGGCTCTTGCGTATCCATCGGCCGGTCTCGCAGCTTCGACGGGCTCCGCATGGCGTGCGCCAACTTATAACGACGTTGTATCGCTTTGGACAAGTTGCACAAGCGGATATCTCCAGTTTAATGGTACATGCAGTACTCCAAGCGGGACGGGTATTGCTCAGATTAACTCACAGAGCGGACCAAATGTTACTTTTCAATCTGCGGGTGCAACCGTCGGGATCACTACGCCTTCCTCGAATGTAATTAATCTAGAA